AGATGAGCCTCTACTCTGAGTTTCTGGCTGACGCGAAGGAGATGATCGCGGACTTCGGCGTGGCCGGGTCGGCCAACTCTGGGGCCATCACCTTCTCCTGCCTCATCTCCGACCCTGCCGTAGCCACCGTGCTCGAATCAGGGGGGTATATGGAGCGGACCCAGTATAGTGTCAGGCTCCCCGCCGTAACGGCCTCCTGGAGCCAGCCAGACGGGTCTATTGGGGCATCGGCTGCCATCATCGCCTCGGGTGCCGTCATCCCGTCCCTAGCCCAGGGCAAGAAGATCGTGGCCGGCGGGAAGACCGTCCGCATCACGACCCAGACCTACAAGCCCGGTTCCGCGTGGGTGACGCTGGTCGTCATCGACGACAACCAGTAAGGTCATGGTCAAGGTCAGCATCGAGCCTAAGTCTCAGGCTGACTTCCTTGCGGCTATCCAGAAATACGCCCAGCGCTCAAAGCAGACCCTGAAGGACGCCACGCTCGAGCAGGCCGCCTTGGCCTGCAAGGACGCCGCGGTCTTTACCCCTCCCCTGGCTAAGGGCGGGGGAAAAGGGCTGGACGTCTCAGCTCAGAAGGCCGGCGAAAGGGCAATTGACCGAGATGTCGGCAAGGTGGTCGTCAGCCAGACTGGCGGAACCAAGAACAGCCAGAAGGCTCGCCTGATTAAGCGCCTCGGATCACTAGCCCTGAATAACAACTCTGTCATGTTCTGGCGTGTAGCCTCAAAAGGCCACGCGGTTTTAAGCGGCAATGTCTTCATCAGCCGTATGCTGTCCGGCACGTCTAACGGCTTCGGCACAGAGTGGGGCTTCCAGAAGCTGCGTAACTATTTCAACCGCATCGGTACCAAGGTTTCTTCCGAGATGTCGAACACCGCCTATCTCCAAAACGTTGGGGATATTGCGACCAAGTATCGGCCAATCTACAACCGTACCGGCGGGCGTCTTTACAAGAATGGACGCAACGTCAGCGGCGTAAACTGGATGTTCAAGTTCGTCGCTGAAAACAAGGAGGACATTGAGACCTACGTCGAACAGCGTCAACGCACGGTCGGTGCCATCAAGTCCGGCTGGGCTGCCGCCTTGCGCTCCCTTCCCAAGCCAGTCGTCAATGGCGTCCCTAAGAACTTCGGGGTCGACCTTCTCAATGCTACTTGGATTACCAAGCATAAGTCCGTTGCAGGCTTCAACACATCGTCATTCACTGATCGTGAAGTGTCCGTTACCATCACCAACGCCAACGGCAACGTCAACGGCATCGCCACCCAGGCTGATGTGCTTGGGCTTGTTTACGGCAACCGCGTCAAGCAGATGCCTGCGCGCGTCCGCAAGCTGCTCCAAGACGACATCGACAAGTTTAACAACAAATCCTAACCATGGGCACCAAATCCATCCGCCATATCGTCGAGGCTACCCTCGCGACCTATCTCTCGACCCAGACCGGGCTGACCACCGTCACGTTCCTGACCGGGGACAGCGCCGCGACCCAGACCCTGCCCAAGGCCGTGGTCCTCTGCGACTCTGCCCGGGCCCCTGGCGACCTGCCCGAAGGCGAGGGCAACTACTCCTGCTCTGTCCGCATCACCCTGTTTTCCAACGCCGACGACACGACCCTCGCCGACCACCGCGCCCGCTGCGCCGCCCTGTCCGGCAATATGCGTGACCTGACCAGCATCAAGGCGGCCTTCGTGACCAGCACCGACGCGACCTGCTACGACGTCACGATCGGCTCCGAGGACGAGGGCATCGACGAACGCTCCTGGGCCACGGCTTTCTCCTTTGACGTGCTGGTGGTCCTGCCTGCCGCGTAACCTTCCAAACCTCGCATATTCAAATGGCCGCCATCTCTAACGGAGTCACCTGCGTCTACGGTATCGCGGGCACTGTCACTAACCTCTTTGTACAGAGCTACAGCCTGTCGTCCTCGTTCGTTTCGGACGTGACCGTAGTGGATGAGGCGGGCATCACCAAGACCCACCGCCTAGACGACCGCAAGTCCGAGATTACCATCGAAGGCATCGCCAAGACGTCCACGATGCCTATCCTCGGCGCCACCCTCGCCTTCACGGTCAATACCGCTTCCGCCTATCCGGGTGGCACTGCCTCCGCTTCATTCTCCGGTACCATCACCAAGATTGACGACAAGGGCTCCAACAAGGGCTTCACCTCGGTGTCCGTCACGGCCATCGACTACGAAGGCATTACCTGATTGATTCGTCTGCAACTGGCTTAGGATAGACGGCGTGGACCGCCGCTTCCTGAACGCCTACGTCGACCCGGCGCCTTTTCGGCTGCTGGGTCGTTCGCTTTATCCCTGGTGCCTGAAGTATCGGGTGCGCCTGATGGCCTTTGACTCCCCGTTGGTCGATGGCTCTCGCGGCATAACCCCTGCCGATCTGCTCTTCGCCTGCAAGGTATGCGCCGAAGAACCCCTAGGGGGCAAGATTAGTATTCTCGACAACCTGCGCCTGATGTCATTGAGCCGCAAACCAGCCAAGTTCGAGCGCCTGATTAATGCCTTCGCCGGCTACATCCTCGTGCAGGACTGGCCCAAGTTCTGGGAGCAGAGTAAGACCAAGTCAGGGGGCGGAGACAAGGGGGTGCCTTGGCCTCTGTCCATCGTCGCTAATCTCATCGCGTCTGGCATCGAAGAGAAGCGGGCGTGGGAGATGCCCGAGTGTCAGGCCATCTGGCTGAACTCTGCCCTGGCTATCCGCAAGGGGGCGGACGTGGCGATCATGTCCCCGGAGGAAGAAGCCTTCATGGCTGAGGAAGAAGCCCGGGAGAAGGCACTGGCCGCTTGTGCTTCCAATTCTGCAAAGGAAACAGACAATGGCACAATCCCTGGAGCTTAACATCAAGACGACCTCGGACGTTCCGCAGGCCATGGACAAGGCCAAGTCCGCCACTGTGTCCTTTGGCAAGCAGGCCGAAGACATCCAGAAGAAGTTCAGCACTGCCTTTAAAGACATCGCCCTTGGGTTCCTTGCCCCGATGGTCCTTGTTAACCAATTGGTATCCTTCATCTCGCAGAGCATTGAAGACGCCAAGAGGCAAGCGCAGGAGGGTCTAGATCTGATTGCTAAGGGCGAAACCAAACTGGCTACCACTGAGCAAAGCAGGCTCGCTCAATTCCTCAAGATGAAGGAGGCCAACAAAAAGGAAGCAGAAGACGTCGAGGCCGGTATGAAGAAAATGGCTATGGAATACTCTTTCACGAAAGAGGGCGGAGCGGCCAAAGAACAGTTCCTTTCTGAAGGCTCAAATCGTTTCCTCGTACAATCCATGGGAATGGGTCAGCCAAGCTACGAGCTTCTGTATAAAAACAAGGAGTTCCAGAAACGAATGTTGGACGCCTTCCTTCAGTCTGAAGAGGGTAAGAAGTTTGCACCAATCTTCAAAGACAAAGACAAGGACTTTAAAGGCCCTGAAGGCTTCGGCAACGTCATCGGCGTAGGCCCTAACCCGGTCCTTGAGGCCATGGCCCAGCAGACCGAGATCGCGCTGGCCCAGCTCGCCGAGCTCCAGAAAATTTCCGGAACGTCCAACGGCGTTCCCATCGACTTTACCAAGGGACTACCATCCAAATAATTTATGGCTATTGTAAAGACCGGCAACGCACTGACGACGCCCCTGCTCCAGCCAGGAGCTAAGTTCATTCAAGACGGGTACAACCTTACCGTCGGCACCCTGACGTTCAAGGTGGATAAGGCCGGCTCTTCGGCGAGTTTCTTCCGAGGTGCCAGTTGCCCGATCAGTGCCTTCAGTTACTGCAAGATGCATAAGGCTTCGGTCGAAATCGGACCGCTTGAACTAGACACATGGACTGCCGAATATGTCGGCATCGCCGGAGGGGGTGCATCGACTGAGCCTCAGATCACCGGCTCGCAGGGCCTGACCTCGGAGAACATCACGACCCACCCTAACTGGGCCGTCCTCTATAGCGCGGGAGGCTTCACTGGCACTCCCATCGCCGGCGTCGGCACTGGCGGAACGATTGACGTTCCTGCTTACGCGGCGGTCGCAGGAACTAGTCCGACTGAATACGAAGGCAACAACGGCGCGACATTTGAGGCTGCTACTGGCCGTAAGTTTCTAGGATTCAAGAAGGCTAAGTTTCAAGATTTATACGGCAAAACAAACTACCTTGCTCCGCAGTGCTCAATCTCGGGCATCTTCTACACGACAAGTGCGACCATCGTGAACGACCACCGAAACGCGGTCGGCAAGACGTCTGGAAACGGCACCTTTGCCGGCAAGAAACTCGTAACCGACTACATGGGCACGTCCTTTACGATCAGCGGGAAGAAGCAACTGCTCCTTGCCCAGGTATCCTTCGAGGACTTCGGGCTGCTCTACAAGATTCAGTACGAGCTGCGCTTCAACCGCGAGGGCTACAATGCCTCGGTCTACGCGTCCGTCTGATGAAACTGCAACCCGGAGTCGGCTACACCTTCGACTCGTCCTCGAAGGGCTTCACCTTGGACACGTCAGACCCGTTCCCTAGTCGGGATGGCAACGCGTCTAGCCACCCTTTCAAGGTCATCGCCATGGGGCCTAGCGGCTCCAACTACCGTTACCAAGTCGTGTCGGGAACTATCAACAGCCTCGTCCCTGAGATTGACGACATCATTTCAGGGGTCGATGTCCTCTTGGATCGCACGACCTCGGGCGTCCCCAACCCTCCGACCGGGCAACTTTCCATCAACACCTCGACCAAGGAGTCTTGGATTTACCTGCGGGCCGGCGCCGACACGGCCTCCCCCTACGCCTTCCCAGATACGAACATCGCCAACGCGGCCTACCCGAAGGTAATCTCGT